TTTTGGTGGAGACTGCTGGACTCGAACCAGTGACCTCCTGCGTGTGAAATAGCTACGAACGCGCGCTTTGCAGAATTATGTTGCAATAACCCGGAATAAAGCAGAATAAATGTAACAATACAGGATTAAATGCTTCAATATTCCGCTTCATTCCTTCGCGGTTGCTAACAAATCCCTAACAGGTCTACTCCCGGAACATGTCCTGCAAGAGTTTCACTTCCGCCGCTTTATCGATCTGCTTCCTGTGCAGATAGTCATAGAGGCACTTCATGCCCTCAGGCGGCTCGCCGTGCTCCTGCCGGTACTTCTGGATGACGCCAGCGACCTCGGCGTGGAGCATCGTCATGTGATGCATCTCTTCGCCGGAAAGCTCATAAAACGTCTTTGCAAGAGCGGGACATTCGTCCTTGTATTCGAGGGCGCATTTCGCGTACTTCATCGCGTCATCGATTTCCTCGTCGACCATCGCCGACAGTTTTTCAATGAGTTTCATTTTCTTCCTCGCTTTCTGCAGCAAATAGCAGCAAAATTATCCCGAGCAGCAGAGCCTCCGAATCGTCGTTCATAGTTTTTCGACCGTGACCGCAAGGTTGTTGACGACCGATGCCACGCCGTCGAGTACCAGCGACAGCAGAGAGCCGTCACAGCCGCAGGCGTTACGCACAATGGCCGTAATAGTGAGGTTTGCCACGCCGTTTGCTGCGACCGTCTGAGTTGCCGTAGCGCCGATGATGGCGACGCCGTCCTTCTGTGCGGTCAGGCTGACCGTACCGGCAGCTGTGGGTGCGACTGTCGCGCTGACATTGACAAGGTAATAGCCCTGCCCACACAGTGTAATCGCGTTTCCGTCCTGACGGATATTGCAGCCGAAGCGGCGCGCCGTGCTGCCGACCGGGACGATGCCGCCTACGGGTACAGTGGGCGCGCTCGTGTTGGTGGTGTAGATCGCAGACTTGCTCATAATATCATTCCTTTCTCAAAATAAAAAGCGGAGCAGCTGTTGCCGCCCCGCTTGCCTCGCCGAATAGGGCGTCAAATGTTGCCGTTTCCGCAGCCGCAGCCACAGAACGGGGAGTTGCCAGCGCTGTAGGTGTAGCCGCTGGGATAGCGCACGACACCGCACATCTGCTCGCGCAGATAGAGCTGGTTGTTGGCCTGCTCAAGCTGTGCGATGCGGCCTTCGAGCTGGCTCTTTTCGAGCGCTGCGAATTTAGCGTCGATGTTGGCGTTGATGGCATCAAGGCCGCGCTGCGTGGTGCAGCAACAGTCTGCCATCTGGCGCTGGATGTCGTTGCCGGTCTGCATGATGGCCATGTTCGTGCCGTTCTGCGCGAGCGCGACCTCCTTGCCCAGCTGACCGATGCCGCCCTGCATCTCGTAGCCGAGATTGCAGATGCCGTTGCCGATGTTGGTCAGGCGGTCGTTCAGCTGGCCGAACTGCTGGCCGAAAAGGATTTCCTGCTGCGACGCAGCCGTGGCGTACTGGCCAAACTCGCCCTGGCGGTTCCATCCGTTGCCGCCAAAGCCAAACATGAAGAGGAAGAGCACGACAATGAGGAACCAACCGGAGCCCCAGCCGTTCTCATCGTTCGCACCGCGGGTGACCGCGGCGATATCGCTGAGAGACATACCACTATCCATGTGTCAAAACTCCTTCCTGAAAGAATTTTATAAATAAACCGTTGCGCACCGGCTTATTTCAGAAATTGCATAAACTCCTTCGCCTGTTCTTGAAGCTGCTGAAACTGCGCTTGAGACATCTGCCCAGACTGTAAAAGGCGTTCAATCTCCTGCTGCGCTTTCTGAGGCGTCATGCCTGCAGCGAATTTGCGGAATTCGCCGATCATCGCAAGGGGATTATTCGGTCTTGCCGCCCTTTGGCTTCCCATCAGGCTTTCCAGCAACGGATTGTTCATTGACGATTCCCTCCAATCTGGTCAGGCGTTCTTCGATACTCGTGAGGCTTGCTGTGCTCTGCGTGGGCTTTGGCTCGTAAGGTGTCATCAGATATGGCGTTTTTGACTTGTACCCCGCGTCGTCCGTTTTGACGTACCAGCCGATCAGCACATCCGACCGCGAGATATCCATCGCGATCAGTTCACTGCGTGGTGCCATCCTGAGCGCGTCCACGCCGTTTTCTCCGTTCACGCGGGTAATTTGACCCGCAAAGCCTTGCATCGCTCCTGCGCCATTCTGTGGGCTTGCAGGGGCATATCCTGAATAGGGGTTATACCCCATCTGATAAGGGTTGCCGAAATATCCCATGCGCGCACCTCCTTTTGTTGCCTTAATGATAACGAAAAAGAGGCCCCGCAAAGAGCCTGAAAAAGGTCTTTGTAGGGTCTCTTCTTTATGCGTTTTTGATGCCGTCCGCGATTTTGCTGTACGCCCGGCGCCGCCGCGTCTTCACGTACTCCGGTGAGACGTGCAGCGTCTCCGCGACTTCGACGCGGCTCTTCCCGCGCACATCGCATTCAATAAGGCAGTACGCCTCATCGGGCGGCAGCTCAAACGATAAGATATACGCCACGGCTCGCTTGGGGGCCATAGAGGATAACTGTGCGCGGATCGCTCGGTGCTGCTTGTCCATGCTGTGCACCGGGGCTTGCAGAGCGCTCACGCGAGGGGAGACATTGCAGGCCTCCCGCCCGTTTTCCTTTCCGTGCCCGATTCGGACACAATTATTTCATTGTCGCGAGCTTGCGGATCAGGTCACTGCCGTACTTGTACGCCGCGAGGTAGTCGAGCGTCGGATCGAGCAGCCCCGCGCGCTTCTTGAGCACTTCGCGGTAGTCCGGCTCCACAAGCCTGCTCTTGAACTCCTTTTCCCACTTGCCCGCGTTCTCCCTGCCGGACCAGTACGCGGGACACAGCTTACCCGTCACGTCAAAGTGGCGGATGACGTTGCTCGCGGGGATGTTGTACTTTTTCATCAGAGCTTTCGTCAGCTCAAGTGCCTGCGCGACGGTCTTCGCGCCCGGCGCGTATACGCCGTTCTTCTTCTCATCGCACAGCTCAATGCTGATGCTGTTTGCGTTCAGGCAGCGGCCGTGCAGCGTCCCGCCGCCCGTCTGCGGGCAAGACGGGTACTTCTTCCCGCCGACCGCCCACGCAACGCGCAGGTCATCCACGCTTTGTACGATCTCCTTCTCGTCGATGAAGTAGTGCGCGCTGGTCTTCACGACGTTCGAAGCGTAGTATTTGGCGTTGTTCATCGCCGTGTCGCCGTCGTTGCCGGTGTAGTGGATGACGATGTAGCGGATACCGCTCGCCGTGCGCTTGCCGCCGACGTTCCCGGCGTTGGCCGGATATTTGCGGATATTCACACCGCTCACTCTCCCTTCGCACTGCCCGCCGCATTCTGTGTGCCGAAGTAGAACGCGATGACCATGAGGTACACGGTGTTGAATTCCTGCGTCACCTTCGACTGTACTGTCAGCACGCAGAAGGTCGCCGTCAGCGCAATCGTCACAAGGCTCTTCACGCTAAGAAGGTTTGCGATTCTCTTGTTCAGTAATTCGTTCATGTTATTCGTCCTTTCCCTTGATTTTGATTCCAGCCAGCAGGCCGAGTTCTGCCGTCCACGCGGCGAACCACGCGACGGTCAGGCTATCCGGCACTACCTTGTCATGCGCGGTCAATACGAGCACCGCAATGCAGTACCAGCAGAGATTGAGCACTGCCGCTATGACGTACTTGTCCCGCTTTCTCAGCTTCTTCATAAGGCTACACCCGACAGCAGCCACGCGATAAACGCACCCGCCAGCACCGCGAGGGCCTTGTCGACCAGACTGTCCCAACGTTTCCCCGCCTTGCCCGTGATGGCTTTCACGTCCTCTTTGATCTCCTTGACGTCGCCCTCAACGGTCTCCTGCTTGGTCGCCAGCACTTCGACCGACGTTGCCAGCCTGTCAAGCGCCGTCTGGTGCTCCTGCAACTCATTGATTCGATGCGTATTGCTCTTGCACCTGCTTTCAATCAGCGCGATCTCTGCGTCATCGTAGTGCTTTGCATTATCCATTTTTCACGCCCCCTTATTTTTATGGTGTTCTCCATTGAGCCTATCATGCCGCCTCCGCAAATTCACCACGGGGAAAAAGAACCTGTCGGACCACCGACAGGTTCTTTTTCTTTACGTCGCTTTCTTCCGCATGATTGCAAGCTGCTCGTCTACCCGCGCGCGGTTCCAATGGCGAATGCTCTTCGGCACGTCCAGATATTCGTACATTGCCGTGCGCTGCTGCTCGTTAAGCCCCGAGCGGAACAGCATTTCCATGATCTGCAAGCCCTTGCTATAGTCGATGCTGTCGCCGTCCTTGTCTTTCAGCATTTCGCACTCGCTCGCCGCCGCCTTGCAGGCCGCGAACACGCCCGGGGCGATGCGGTACTGCTTCTGTGCCTCCTGCGCATTCTGAATCCATTTGGTCGTGATCTCGTACTGCCCGCCAGAGTTTTCTTTCAGCGCCACCGCCTCTGCGTAGCTCTCGACGTAGCCGAGCGCCTTGTCTTTGCCCTCGTCAGAAAGGCGGGAGAACGCGCCGCTGCTCGTTGCCTTATCAGCCTGCGTGCGGTAGGTCTCGCCCTTCTGCGTCTCATATTTGCTGAACGAGCTCGCGTTCAGGTCCGCCGCGCTGAATTTCTCCTTGTCCTCGCCGCTGTTATAGGCGTACTTTCCGCGAATGCCCAGCAGGTCAAGCGACTTCTGCGGAAACGAGTAGTTGGCCTCGCTCTCGGCCTTCTTGTTGTAGCGGGTCTTAAGGCTGCTTTGGATGCTCTCGCCGTCAATCCCCATCTGCTCCATCAGGTCGCGGCGGACGTGCTCATAGGTCGCGTAATCGCCCTGTTCCAGTGCATCATAGAGGATACCGATAAACCGGCTCCTGTTGCCGCTGTTGGCAAGGTTGTAGCTGAACTTCTCCACCTCGTACTGGAAGCCGAGGCTGCCGCTCGCCTGTGCGATGGTGCGCAGCGTCGCCATAAGGTCGCGCTTGATGTTGGCAACCGGCAGACCAAACATCTTGCTCGCCGCAGCCAACAGCGTGAGCGTGGCCTCCTTGCGTGTCTTCTTGCCGTCGCCGCCTGCGCTGTCAACAAAGGCTCTCGCCGCGTTGATTAGATCGGAGAAGACCTCCATGTCAGGGCGGGACACATCATAGCCCTGCGCAAGCGAGAGAACGTCCTTTGCGAATGGGATTTGCGCCACGGGGTTCATGTTGCTGCCGACGTTGCCGTTCAGCACGACGTTGCCGATTAACTCGAGTGCGTTCTTTTCGTCTCCCTCCACGCCCGTAAAGGCCGAAAGGAATTTTTCCCCGTAGTCCTTGTCGCGGTCATCGTCGCGCAGGCCGTCGACAATGCTCTGTGCCAGCGCATTCACCACATTCGTAACGACCAGCGCCGTCGCCGCGCGGCCCAGCGTCTTGAGGGCCTTGCTGCGCTTCGCCGGGTTCTCCTCATATCGGAAGTTGTCATAGCTGCGAAGCAACACGTTCAGGCTCATGATGGGCTCGCCCATAAAGGCTGTCGCCTGCTGTGAAAGCGTGCTCTTGCCGCGCATGATGTTGCTGCGCTGCAAGATTCCGTCGACGACCTGAGTCTGATCGATCATATCGGAGAACACATCGTTGACCGCGCTGTAAAATTCGTTGCTGCCCGCGCGGACGTCGGGCTTTTCACGCTTCACCTGCCACTCGCAGGCGTTCCACAGTTTCCCCCACGTCGCGGCGTCCGCCTTGCCAGCCGCAGCCCCCGCGAGGTCGTTCAGCTTGTTCGACACGCCCTCTTTACCGTAGAAGCGGTCTTTCAGCGTGTACGGCGACGAGATATCAAAACTGCCGACGTCCTTGCGCATTGCGATAGGAGAATGCTCAAGCGCTTTCTCCCAGCCGCTTCCCTTCGTCACGCCGCCGGCCACGCCCTTTGCCATGTCCTTCGGATCGAGAACCGCTGCCGCGCGGAAGAATGCCGTCGGCTGCTGGATGACGACGCGGATGTTCGCGCCGACCGATGCGCCCTTGAATTTGCCGACGAACTTTCCCATCTTGTCCGTGCCCGGTTCAAAGTCCTTAACACCGATGCCGTTCTGAATGTCGCCCATCAGTTTTTGCCAATACTGCTGCGCGCCATTGCCGCCCTTTTCGTCGAGTAAGCCCTTGACGCTCACGCCGGTCTTATTTCCCGCGTCGTTGCGGTACTGGAAGTTGAAGAAACGGTTTGCATCCTCCATCGGTGCGAGCCATGCCGCGTAATCGATCATGTCAGATGCGTGGTCGGCGAACGTATCAAACACGCTGCGCAGCTCCACGGCGTTATTCGCGTTCGGCGTCACCTGCTGCGCCATGCCGATATTCTTGATGGAGCGCACATTGCCTCTGTCCTTTTCGAGGTTGCTGTGCAGTGCTTCCTTTGCCGACTTGATGGGCCAGTAGTTTTTCTCGGTGAATTTGCGGTAGCCGTAGGCCTGCATGCTCGCGTCGTTGCCGTACTTGGCAAGAGTAGTCGCCGTCAAGTCCTGCAAGCCGTCCGCCACGCGCTTCTGCTCGTCCGTTAGCTTGCCCGTGATGCGCTCGATATCGCCATCAGTCAAAAAGACCTGCTGCGTGCCGCGCGGCACTTTCGTCCTGCCGGTCTCCGCGCTCTTGATCTCCGGCTGGATGACGCCGCCGCCGAGCAGATGCCCAAGTGCCTGCTTGCGCTTGCTCAGAAGGTACAGTTCCATGATCTGCGGCGTCGTCAGTGTCAGCTTGCCGCCGTTGGCGACGGTGATGTCGTGCGTCTCCGCCTCCCACTTGCCGATGGCACTGCCGCGCGCGTCGCGTAGCGCGCCTTTCAGGTCGCCGTGGATAGCCTTTCCAGCAATATCCTTGAAGCCCGCCTCGCCCAGCTCGTCGCCAAGCACCTTCCTTGTCTTCTCGGCAATGTCACGCGCCATGATCTCCTGAGAATCCTGTGCATTGCGCAACATCCGGTAGATGCTCTTGCCCGTCTCGCCGTAGTGCGCGAAGAACGTGTACGGCGTTTCTAAGCTGATTGTCGTATTGTTGCCGAGCTTCTTCCGCCGCGTGCTCACGTCGGCCTTGAAGGCGTCCGCCATCTGCTTTGTGGTCTCGAATTTGCTCTTGGAGAGCACCTTGCCCGCCGTCGAGACGGATTTCTCCACCGCGCGGATGGTCTTCCACATCGTCCCGAGCTCTTCCCTCGTCAGCTCGGAGAGCCGCTTGTCCTTCATGCCGATAACCTGTCCAAGCAGACCGTCCGAGCCGTCAGTTCCAAGCAGCGACGGGTCGATGACCATATCGTCGCCGTCTGCCTCTTTCCCTGAAAGAATATCTTGATACTGCTTCTGCAATGCGCGGAATGCCTCGGTGCGCTGCGTTGGTGTGCCGCTGCCGTCATAGACGTGCTTGCCGCTTTCGTCCACGGTGTAGGCGCTCTCCTGATTGATGCTGTTCAGCACTGCCGCCACCGCCGAGCGCATATTCTCGGGGATGTGCTTCGTGTCCGTCGGGCGCAGCAGTTTCTTCGACAGGTCTTTTGCGTGCCGCGTGATCTTCGCGCGCAACTCGCGGCGCTTCTGCCCCTCGCGGCGCGTTGCGTCCTTCTCACGGTAACGGTCTTTCAGTGCATCCAGCTTTTCCGCCTGCTGCGCGCGTGCCTTCTGCAAGGCTTCCTGCGTATGGCGCAGCTTTACGGCGTCTGTGCGTCCCTGGGCCATCTGTCCTGCGAGCTTCGCGTCCGCTGTGGCCTTGCGTCCTGCCGCTTTCGCCGCATCCAGCTTCTCCGCCTGCACGTCGGCAAAGGTCTTCTTCGCCTGCGGCAGGTCAAAGAATCGATCTATAATGTCATTCGAAATGGCGCTGACTGCCTGACCCATATAGCCCTCAAACGGGTTATACTCGCTCACGTTGTACAGCTCGTTTGCCACGTCCGCAATGCGCGCGATCTGGTCGCTCACGTTGTTCTCGCGCGTCTCACTGAAAAACTCAGGGTAGTTTTCCGCCAGCTCGGAATAGACCTGATCTACGTTCGTATGCTCGCCCTTGCCGAGATTCACCTTGCCGGAGAGGCTGCGTCGGAAGTCGGCGTAGTCCGTGATGACAGCCGCATCCTCGGTGGAGAGCGTGATCTTCGTATCTTTCAGGTACTTGCGTAGCTCGCTATACTCGCGGTATACCTCGTCATCCTTTGCGATGGCGCTCTCTGCGATGCGCTGGGCGATGGCGTCCGCGCGGCTTCTCGCCTCGGTGTAGGTCAGCTCGCCGGTCTCGTCACCGCCGCGTGCGATGTAGTCATACAGGCTTGCAAGGTCGCCCTCGATCTCGCTGCCCTCGATCTCCGCCCCGTAGCGGCGCGTCAGCTCCTTCGCCGCCTTTTCCACGCTCTTGCTGTCGGTGCGAACGCCGTCGCTGCGGCGCGTCTGCCCCTTCCAGTAGTCCACGCGCTGACGCAAGGTCTCATTCTCACGTTTAAGCGCCGCGATCTCCTGCGCGTTCTCCGTGCCCTTGAGGGATAGGAACTGTGCAAGGCTCGATACTTGCGGCGTTGTTCCGTCCTCAAAATAGGCCTTGATGTCCGCAAGCACCTTGTTTGCGTGCGTGCCACGCGGGTATTCCGTGCTCGATACCGTCTGCCCGTCAGGCGTATCAAGGTCAAGAATGACCTCACCGCGATTGTGGCTGATAAAATCAGAAAGAGAATCAAGCTGGTTCTTTGTCGGCATAACAGAGAGGTTAATGCCGCCACTTTCTGGCGAAATGCGGATATTGCCCTCGCTCATAAACTGAACCATGCTCCCGCTGTAATCGCTGCCGCCGTAGTCATCGCCCAGCGCGTCACGAATGTCACGGTGGTCAACAGTGCGATATCCGCCGGGACCTCCTTCGTGCCTGCCGGAGAAGTCGAGTTTCTTACCGTTCGTCAGGATGTATCCGGTCTCCGACCACTTGTAGGTATGCCCGAAATACTCGTCCGCGTCCTTGCGGTGCTGCTTCTTCTCTTCATCGGTGTACTCTTTCAGTGAATAACGCTTCTTGACATTCTCTCCGTTTTGGAGTACACTGCTTTCAGAAGCATTGGTGGACACCCCAACAGGGCGATTATTCGCTTTAGCTGTACCATTTCGGTACTGAAGGGGCGGTGCCGATGCTTTATTTTTATTTTCATTAAGCTGGATGGAGTAGACAAATTCTCCGTCCGGCTTTTTTCTTACATTTGCCAGCAGGTCATACACCTGTCCATCGATCTGCACGGTCTTGACGAAATACTCCCAGCCGGTCAGATTTTGATGTGCCTGCGTTTTCTTCCCCTGCTCGGCTTTACCTCCGTTGTAGGTCGCGTTTTCTACAAGCTCAAAGATGCTGCCATCCGCTCCGGTATTGATTTTCGCCTTCCATCCCTTTTGAGAGGATTTTTTATCGCCGTACACATTTTTGCGAAGGTCTGCTTCATCAAACTTCGCGTAGTAGGTGTTGTTGCCGTCGCTGAACTTGGCCGTGCGCCCCGCGTATTCGTTGCGCATGATATCCATAAAGGCTTCCATGCGCTCTTTGTAGGACATTTTCTTGACATCCTCGCCGGTTTCGTAGACCTCGACGCCGTCCTTGTTCTTACCCTTTAAGTCAAAGCGCACGCCGCCATCTGTGGCGGCATTTTTGCTGTTCTGCGCCGCCGCTTCAAATGCCTGCTGTAAAAGCCCCTCTGCTGTCTGTGCCTGCTGTTTCGCCTTACCGGTCAGCTTGCCCACGATCTCACGGATGGCGTCGCGCAGCTTTTCAAGTAGCGTGCGGTCTTCGCTGTGCCTGCGGATGAACTCGTTCAGCACGTCCGTATTGGCGATCATTTCGCCCGCGTAGTTCGCCGCGGCCTCGTCCATCGCCTGCTCCATGCTGATCTCCACGCCCATGCGGTTGTACTGCTCGTGCAGGATCTTCGCCGCCTCTGCAACGTCGTCGTTTTCCATGATAGCGCTACGGAACGCCGTGTACTGCTCGGGTGCAAGATCCTGCACCCTGTGCGTCCACTCATGGCCGACGACCTGCATCACGGGATCCTGCGCGTCCTTTGCAATGCGGATTTCGTTCCCCTCGATCACGCCGTTTGCCGTGCCGCCGCGCACCTCGTCAGCCATGCGCACGCGCACGCCAAGCGCCTTTGCGACGGTGTTGATCTCGTCTGCCGTCGCACTGTCCATTTCACGTGAAACGTAGTCATCATAGACAAGGCCGCTGCCTCCGTCGCTCTCCTGTGCAAAGGTCTTCTTGCGCGTCTCGGCCTTCGCGTCATTCTGCCCTGCGACATAGCCTGCATAGGCCGTCTCATTCGTCGGGTTCGGGTTTGCCTTGCCCTCCACGCCCGCATTGTAGGCAGGAATAAAGTCTTTCACGTGCTCCGCCGTGTCCTTGCCCTCCTGATACGAGCCACGAATCGCCTTGCGCCCGCTCTCACCGAGAGAATTATCGAAGCGCGCGAGCGATTGAAGCGCCGCATTCGTGCCAACTTGTCCGCCACCAAGAACACCGCCGACCACTGCGCCGCCGAGAAATTCCTCTGCGGATGTACGCGGGTTCAAAATGGCGTTTTCATCCCTCGTTGATGCGAGCGGATTGCCTTTATTGTAGGCGACGTTCTGCGTCGCTCTTTCAAGAATGCCCTGCACAACTTCCTCTTTACCTTCTTCAAAGGCTGATTCAAGCCATGCTTTCCACGCAGCGGAACCGTGTTTCAACTGTTCTGGAAGCGTCTGAATACCGCCTCCAACTTCAACGGCAGCGTTCATCAGACCGTTTCCCGTGGCATAAAGTGCGGCCTTCGTGCGAGCGGTGTTGTTATCCACTCCGGCCTTCTCCATGTCATCAAGCGCCTGCTCGTAACTGGAACCTACGACTTGCGAGAATGAAAGCCAATACTGCGGGTCTTTCCCCATCGCAAATACGCTGTTGCGGATTGTGCTTGCAATGCTCGGGGCCATTTCCGTTGCAGCAGTCTTCGCAAGCGTCGCTGGCGTCGCCCCAAGGCTCGCGCCTGAGGTGAGCACCGCTGCGACCGCCTGCGGGGCTGCTGCGACGGTCAATGCGCCATACTTGTCAAAAATCTCAGCAGCCTTGCCGCCGCGCTCAACATTCGCCGCGTACTTGTTCTCTATCTCTTGCCCCTCATTTCGAATGCGGCGCTGTAACTTATTTGCAAGTCCGGAATCCGACAAATCGCCGAGCTGCTGTCCGGAAACTAACTCAAATGGGGAAAGTGCAACATCTTCCGCAAACGCAAGCGTGTCGGCAATGCCCTGCGCGGCTTGGTTGATGCCTTTCATAGTTGCTCCGGCAATGCCCTTCCCAACGGAATACTTCTGCTGTTTCCCGGGTGTTCTGTTCCCAGAAAATGTCGCTTTGCCAAGCCTGCTTTGGTTCTTCGGCGTCACGACATTTTGCTGCGTCACTGGCGTCGTCTTCACCGGGCTCGTACGATATACTGTAGGTGGAGAAGAGACCGGGGCGCTCGTGCTCCCGGTCTGCATCAATTTCCCGCGCCGCCCCTGCGCAACAGTGGTCGCAATCGGCTGCTCGGTCTTTAATTTCTTCTCATCGTTATTGGTATTCAGTGCTACCAGCTTTCCCATATCAGCCCTCCGTGTAAGTCAGCCCGTATTCGTTCAGCATCTTCTGCACGCGCGCCTTCTGCTCGTCGCTCAGCTTATCCCAGAAAGAATCAATACCTCCGACAGCATAATCGGTACGCCCCTGTGCAAGCATCGTGCGCAGACTGCTCATAGCCGCATTGAAATTGCTCGAATTATAGCCTTCGCTCGAGCCTCCACCGTTCTGACCTTCCAGCCAGTTTTCATAGTCGGAATAGAGCCCGCTCGAAGATGTAAAGCCGTACTTCTGGTAGTTAGCCTTCTGCGCAAGCCAGCTCTTGGGGTTCCCGCTTGCCTGCGCCGCAGCAAACAGGCCTTCGTAGTCCATCGATCCGCCGGTAGCTCCGCTACGTGTCCTGCCACCGGAAGTCCGGCGAGAGCCACCGCCGCTTGCCTTCCCCGCCGCTTCCTGCGCGGCCTGTTGCAATTTATACTGCCATTCCGCATTATAGCGTGCGTCCTCGATGGCGTCGCGTTCCTTCTGGTAGTCATAGTTGAGCTTGTCCTGCTGCTTCTGATACGCCAGTGCATCCGCCGTCTGCTGGTCGCCCACCTGATCGCGCGCGAGCTGATAGAGGTAATTGCGGTCAGCCAGCCAGCGGTTGTAGTTGTTGTCCTCAATCCCAATCAGCGTATTCAAGTCGGCGCGGTCGCCGCTCAATTTATCCTGATACATGCTATAGGCAAGCTGCTGTAGCTCGGGGATCTTGTCCGTCATCTGGCTCATCTGGTAGTCGCTCGCCTGTTGGCTCGCTGCCACCGCCGCCGTGGACGGCATCCCGCCCGTCATCACTGCCGCCTTGCCGAGCACATCCTCAGCGCTGCGGTCTGCCTCGCGCGTGTACTGCTTGCGATACTGCTGATAGAGCGGGTCGCTCGCCGCGTCGTAGGAAAACGGCGTGCGATTCAGCAGCGCGTCGAGCTTTGCGCTGATCTGTCCGCTCTGATCGTAGTTGTATTTGCTGTCGCCCAGCTTATCGAGCCAGCTCGTGTCAGCCTTTGCAGGGCTCGCGCCCGTGCCGAGTTTGATGTACTCGCTGCCGTCCACGCCGCCGGAATAGTCGTACTTCGCGCGAATTTTCTCCGCTGCGTCGTGCGCCGCCTGCTGGCCCGCCTTGTCTCCCTCGGCATATGCCTTGTTGTATGCCTCGGTATACTGCCGGATGAGATCAAGGTCGCCCGAATCGTTGATGAGCGTCAGGTCTGTATTCTTGTGCTTGAAATTATCTGCCATTGTCCCCTCACTTTCTGCCGCCCGTCACGTATTCGTACTCGAGCGCATAGAGCCGGTATTCTCCTGTGGCTTTGATTTTTAATCTAAAGTGGTCGCAGCGGCGGATCGGGCAGTCGAGAGTGAAAACGTCTTTCTCCTGTGCCCCGCAGCGGTCGACCTCTTCCCACGCGCCGCCGTCGAACTTGACAAGGAACACGACCGTTGCGCCCTTTTCGCATTCCAGCCGCGCCCGAACGCGCTGCACGTGCTTCGCGTCGAATGAGCCGCCGTCATAGTCGGCAAACTCCGCCTCGCTAATAACAGCGCCCTCGCGTGTTGCGCCGGTCGGGATATCTGCCGGATTCCCCAGCAGCACGCACCCACCGTCTACTAAGGCCATGATACCGCCCGAATAGGCCATTTGCACCACGGCAAGCGTATCTTCCTTATGCCACACGCCGTTCTCGCTGCTGTAGCAGTACAACGCCGCCTTGCCATCCTCTTTCAGGCTCACGTAGTAGTTGAGGCCGTCGCTCCCTCCCACCGCGTCAGAGAGGCGCACATCGTCGCCCAGCGTGTGGGAGATGCAGCGCGGCATGCCGCCGCTGTACGCCATGATGCCGACCTTTGAGAGGTAATAGAGCGTTTCCCCCGCCACGGCGAGGCTCTTGTGGCTGCCCCTCATCACACCGAGCACCGCGCTTGACATGAGTTGGAAGTTTGTCGGAACCGTGCCGTACATCTTGAATATTTTGTCTTCTTTGAAAAAGCACGGGTAGCCAAGATAGCTCACGCACGCCGTGAACGCTCCTGCCGTGCCGCTCTCCACGCTGAACGCATCCGTGGAGAGCCCGTCAAACACGTTCCAGTTGTACGGGTCGCCGAGCTTTGAAGCAAAGATGCTGTCGCCCTTGCATCCCCACACGCGGTTCTCGTTCGTGCAGACAAAATCCATGTCGGGCACGCTGCGATTGAGCGTGACTGTTCCAGGCTCCGTGATGCTTTCCTGCCCGTCGGGCAGGCGGAAGGTGTTTTCATAAAAGCGCAGCGTCTTTTTGTCCTCGCTGATCTCCCGGATGATGGGTGTGCGGTTGTTGTAGGTCTCCTTTGTGCAGCCCGAGATCGTCACGGCGTCGCCCACGTTGAACGGGAACGCCGCGCCGGTCGTCGTGATGCTGTTTGCTGCCGCCTTTTCGTCAGCATACGTGCCATTCCCGAATTTCAGCCCCGCCGCGGCGTAGCTCGCCTCCATCGGCTTGATCGTGCCGTCCTTTTCGCACACGATCTTGTCGGGGAAGATGAGCACGCGCTCGCCAAGTGCACAGAAAGTCTTTTCGCTATCTGCGACTATCGTCTTCTCTTCGCCGTTGATGTAGAGCTTCGTTCCGTATACCTCGTAGAGTTTGCCTGCGCTGAAAATGCCGTTTGCCTTGCCCATACCCTTGCGGACGGTATAGCGCCGCGCACGGGGAGCAAGAAGCGGGAAGTATCGCGCCGACAGGTTCTTCATGTCGTAGAGCTCGCCGCCCGCCGCGCCGAATGTGTGGTTGATGCCGCCGAATTTCTCCTGCTGCACGCGCCGGTTCGTATATGCCGTGATCTCAGGCAGTCTCATCTTTCACCGCTCCCCTTGCTTCGCCCTGCGTATCGCCTTCCTCGCCCACCGGGGCTTCTGTCGCATCGCAGATCGTCACGATATTGCGAAGCGACTGGCGCACCGCTGCCACCACGTCGACGGCATCACCGTTGACGTTCAAAATGCCGATCAGGCGCATCGCGTGCGCCGCTTCCTGCTTGATCTTTTCATTCATGCTCTTTACCTCCAATTGGGTTGCGAATAGCTCCCGTAATTGTTGACCGGTCGAACCGATAGCCAATTTGTGTTGTAATACGTCCCAATGTTGACGATCGCACGGTATCTCTTCCAGTTTGGGTTATAATACGTCCCGACGTTGATGACCGCCTTCGCGCTGCCTCCGCTGCCGCCGCCGCTGTACGTCGTTGCCGTGCCGGAATCGCTGTAATCTGAGACGATCCACGATCCGCCCCAGTAGTACATGTTGCATATCCATTCGTATGTCGTCCCCGGCGATAGCCCTGTTATCGTGCCGACAAAGGTGCTCGTCCCACCGCCGACCTCGCTCGAATCGAACGAGAACGTCCCGATGCCCGTGATGCGGATGTCGATTGAGCGCTTATACGTGTAATCCGACGCGCCGCCAGTAAACCGTGCGTAGACGCTGAGCTGTGTCCCGTCTCCGTCGACCGGTGACAGCGTACAATAAAAGCTCGCCATCTCTCACTCCTCAAGGAAAAACACCGTACCATACGGCGCGGCACTTGGCGGCGAAGCGCCGAACATGTAGTTGCCGCTCAGTACCAGATAGCCGCCGCCGAGCGAGACGACAGGGTAGTCGCTGGCATCGTCTTTTCCGATCAATGCAAACGGCCCCAGCTCGGATTCAAGAAAGATATTTCCCGCTGCGTGCATCTTCATGCCACCATAGGTCGCCGTCAGACCGACGCCGACCTGCCCCGTGCCCGTGTAGGCAAGATCCATGCTGCCGACAGGGGTATCTCCGGCCAGCAGGCTCACGCTCCCGCCGCGCAGCGCACCCGCCGTCAGCGTGCCGTCGATGTTGACTGCCTTGACGTGTAGATCGATGGTCCCCGTGCTCGCGATCTGCACGCCGTTTTTGTTCAGCGCAAAGACTGTGCCGTTGCTGCCGCTCGTTGCCGCCAACGTGATCTGATTCAAGTTCTGGTCGATGAGCGTCTGCGCCGCCGTGCCGTCGATCTTCCCGCTCACCTGCGTGCGCAGTCCGTTGACATCCGCCGTCAGGTTCGTCACGCTGCCGTCAAGGCTCGAAATGCTCGCCTGCAAGCCCTGCGCCGTCACGCCGAGCTGCGTGATATTCCCCTCTGCGTCGCTGATGCGTCCCGCAAGGCCTTTTGCCGTGATAGACAACTCGTTCACATTCTTGTCCGTATCCTCGATCTTGGCGTAGATCGGCTCGGAAATATTCTTGATAAACTCGCTCAGTGCATTCTGGTTGATGTTGCTCCCGTCCAGATTGAAGAGCGTATACCGAAGCTGTTCCAGAAGCACGAAAAGGTAGTCATAGACCCCGTTGATCTGCTCCTGCGTGTCTTTGCCTTCGCCGTTCGGGAAGGTCGTCTCCACCAGCTGAAATGTCGTCGGCACTTGTCATCACACCTTCCAGTTGCCCTTGCTTTCTTTGCGGTTTTCGCGCCGCCACCATGCCATAGCATCGGCCACCGCATCGTTGGCAATGGCGTGGTCGTTGGCATAGAGCGCGCTGTCCTGATTGTAGGCGTCGAGCTGCGCTGCCAGATATAGGTGGTAACACTCGTTGTGCCCGTCCGGCAGCAGCAATTCCATATCATCGACGCTTGCTGTGTCATCCTCCACGCTCACCTTGAGAACGGGGGCTTCCTCCCCCATCATCTCGGCGATTCGGTGCTCAAGCACCATAAGAATTTCCGCCTTGCGCGGCGTGCTCAATTTGTTAGGCCGCAGCGCGTCCGCGTCACGGATAGCTTTCAGCATTTTCATACATTAGACCTCCGTGAAATACTGTCCCACCAGCTCGTGAGGAAGATACTGAAGAGTGATTTTGTTGCCGGACTGCTCTCCGATACGCTCGCACTTGTACGTCTTGCCGTCCTCGCTGTCGAGGTAATACTTGCCATACTCGTACTCCATGCCGCGGCTTGCGGGGATGGGGTCATCCTGCGTGCCCGCGTGGGTAACGTCGATCACGACCCAGAGCGCGGGCGTTGCGCTCGGCTTCCAGCCCTCCTGCGAGGTGTGCGCCTGACGGCACTTGTACACCCTGCCGCCGTAGCTTCTGCGGTCGCCCTCCGCGTAAGCAACAGGATACGCCCATGCCGTGATGAGCTCGGGCACAGTCGCCGCCTCGCCGTCGCTCAGGCTGACCGCCGCCTGCTCGATGATGGGCCGCAGTTCCACCGCACGAGCGTATGTGACCGGCGCGCCCGCAAGGGCGGTAACGGTCGCTTTGGCGTTCTCCGTCTCCGTAGGCTTGCCCATCTTGATAGATACGGTGCCATCGCGGTGGTCCACGATCTCGCCCGCGAGGCTGTACGCACTCATGTCCTCTTCGGTCACGACCTCTTCGGTCTGACCAGTTGGATTGCCGTCATTGTCGAGCTTGTCCTTCGTCTCGCGGAAGACGTTGCTCCACGGTGTGTTGTCAGGCAGCAGCGCCGCCGCCTGCGCATAGGGCATGGTGAGATGCACCGTCTGCGTCTCGCGCATATCCCAGTTGAGGTCTTTGTAGTTGTATATCAGCGTGGCGGGATACTCCTGCCCGTTCACTTTGATAAATTCTGCCATAGTAGGCCTCCTTTACACAATGGTGTTGGATTCATCCAAATAGTAAGTGGTGTTGATTTTTGGTGCTCCATTGAACGTGCCGCCCGTATTGCCAAACATATACACGAGCGCCCCGGAAGCTGTTGTCCCGGTTCCGTTTTTGGGTATGCGGTACGACTTGGTATATGTTCCAGACGCCGTGGTAGATAATTTGATTTTTGTACAAAGGTAGAACATGGAGTTGTAGCAGTTGATTTTCAGCGTGGTTGCAGGCAGCGACGGTACTGTCGTAAGGCTCGTACAACATTTGAACATGAAGTTGTAGCAGTTGTTCGCCAGTGTGGTTGCAGGCAGCGACGGCGCTGTTGTGAGGCTCGTGCAGCCATAGAACATGTAATAGTAGCAGTTGCTCGCCAGCGTAGTTGCAGGCAGTGACGGCGCTGTTGTGAGGCTCGTGCAGCCTTGGAACATGGAGTTGTAGCAGTTGTTCGCCAGCGTAGTTGCAGGCAGCGACGGCGCTGTTGTGAGGCTCGTGCAGCCATAGAACATGGAGTTGTAGCAGTTGTTCGCCAGCGTGGTTGCGGGCAGTGACGGCGCTGCCGTAAGGCTCGTACAACCTTGGAACATGTTGGAGTAGCAGTAGCTCGCCATTGCGGGGCGATTCCCGTTTTTTACGGTCGAATAGTCTAATAGGAGGTCGATATCCCCGTTGCAGGCGATATTTGTCCCAATAATGCTCCATTTTACGCTACTGGAAGTCGTTCCGGTTATTTTTGAATTTCCTGTCCCTCTGAGATAAATGTAATGATTTTTTTCAATTTCGCCGGAAGCAATAGCGCTGCCATCCCACATTTTCCATCCGCTTCCATTGGTATATTCTAATTTGCCGTCCCAGTTTTTTGGCGCGGAAATCGAAAATGGATTTGCAGATGAAAATTCTAATACTGTATCGAGGTCATCAGGCCAGCCTTTGACCCGCCGTTTCATCCTTGGATAGTTTACGATCATGTCCTCACCTCACGATGCAAAGCTGACCGGCTGAATCGACACATAAACCTCTATGGCTGCTGTCGGAATCTCGTCACACTGGAAGGTCAGCGAATCCGCCCCATGGCCGACGCACTGCACATAGCAGGAATTCCACGCGCTGTCATAGCTTTCGTCAACGGGGGAGCAGATCACCCTCTGCTTTGTGCCGTCAGCGAGAACGCCAGTCACGGTCACGCTCTGCTGCTTGGTGCTGGAATTCCAGCCCGTCACCGGCAGCGTCACCTTGCGCATGGTCGGCCCACCTTCTGGAATTTTCACGGTTTTCGCCGCGCTTCCGTCGTAGCTCGTCGTCGTATCGCCGATCTTGATGTTAAGTGCATTCGGGTTCTTGAGTGCCGTCGGAATCGTTGGGATATCGGACGCTCTCGCCAGCGTTCCAATCCAAGCGGCCCACTTTCTGCTAGCTCCGTTATACGCTACCACCGGATAATTCGGCGCGTCTATCGAACTTAACGAGCCGAGCGCGGCAAAGCCGAGCAGTATCATATCACGCATGTTCACCGCCGACACAAGCGGCAACACAAAAGGTACATCATCCGTCTCAGGAAATTTTGTAATCGCATACACGGCGTAGCCCGCCGCATAGGCCTCATACACTTCCGCAGCCGTTTTGTCGGCAGTTACGCTATTATTGTCTCCTTGCGTCACTGTCACATAAAATGTGCCTTTCACTTCGCCGGTTGCGCCGTTAACGCTTGTAACCGGCGCACTCTGCAAAGCGCTGTCTGCCTTGCCCAAACTCGTCTGCACATCCGACGCAAGGTCAGATTTGGCGACCGTGCTCTTAAAGGCCAAGCTCCCCAAATCGCCGAACCATTTTGCGATTTTGCCAAACAGCACGGAGAGCTTTTCCCCCGTCGCAATGTTCACCCGCGTGCTCGCCGCCGTGAACGCCGCCGTGACGTTGCTGCCGTCGCCGGTCTTATCCAGCTTGCCTGAAATGTCGACCTTCTTCGCCGCTTCCGCCGCGATCTCGTTGACGTCGGCAGGTGTGAAGTAGTCCGTGCCCTTGACCGGCGTTTTGCCATCTGCACCAGCTGGACCAGTCTTGCCCTGCAACCCCCTTGGCCCCTCGGGGCCGGTGTCTCCCTTCGCGCCGTCAGCACCGGCAGGCCCCCGTGTGCCCGTGTCGCCCTTCGGGCCCTTGAGGTTCACGGTCTGCGGATTCGCCTTGCCGCCGTCGTTCGTCCACGACAGGTCGCCGTCGTCGCTCATACTCGGCGTGAATGTCACGCCGTCCTTACCGGCGGCTCCATCCGCGCCTTTGGCTCCATCCGCGCCCGCTGGTCCCGTAGGACCTTGCGGACCAACTTCGCCTTGCGGTCCGGTAGGACCAGCCGGGCCGGTCGGGCCAACGTCGCCCTGGTCTCCCTTGGGGCCTTGGGCTCCCGTGGCTCCCTTATCGCCCTTCGCACCTTGCAGGGGGCCGTTATTGATGAACTCGCCGGTAATACCGTCGAAAATGTAGATGTCGTAGGGCTCCGCCGTGCCCACGCCGTAGGCATCGCCCGCCGCTGCGGTCGCTTTCTGCGCGGCGTCCAGCGCAGCCTTCGTGCCGTAATAGCCCAGCACCTTGAAGCCTTTGCCGGTGTCCCCTTTGGGGCCTGCTGGCCCCGTCTCTCCTTGCGGGCCGGTCTGCCCCTGCTGGCCTTGTTCGCCCTTCGGGCCGCGCGGACCTTCGGGGCCGGTCGGTCCGGTCGCGCCGATGTCACCTTTCTCTCCTTGGGGGCCGGTATCGCCCTTGTCGCCTTTCAGCGCGGCAAGCTGTGCCGCCGTGAAGTCGGAATAGGTAAAGGCATCGCCCTTGTCGCCCTTTGTGCCCTGCGGGCCAGCGGGGCCAATCTCGCCTTGAATGCCCTGCTCTCCCTGCGGGCCGCGCGCGCCGGTTTCACCTTTGGGGCCCTGCGGACCGGTCGCGCCGGTTGCGCCGGTCTCGCCTTTTGGACCCTGTGCGCCGGTTGCGCCCGTGTCGCCCTTGGGGCCGGTCGAGCCTGTGTCGCCCTTTGGTCCCTGTGCGCCGGTGTCGCCCTTGGGGCCGACTTCGCCCTGCGGACCGGTCGCGGCAACACCCGTGTCGGCAAAAGCGCCCGCCGTGGCGTCCCACTTGAACCAGTTGCCCGTGGTCTCGTCGACGTATGGCATCTTGGAAACCGCCGTCTCCGCATCCGCCGCCGCCCGCAAAACTTCATCGACCCAGCTTTGATAGGCCGGAGGCGGTGCCTCTCCGCTGTTTTCCAGCGTTTCGCGCACGCGTGTTTTATATATCTGGCTCTTCACAATGGTATCGCCAACGGTATAGCGCAGCTCTGCCGCGCCCTCACCGGCCACCGCCGTATCAACACTCGATACCAGCCACACGAGCGCGCCGTCTTCTTCTGTCACCGTCACGGGATACGGCTGCGCATCGCCGTTTCGCTGCACAATCAGGCTCGCCACGCCCTCGCCATAGCCCTCGCGCCACTTTCCCAGCACGTCAAAGACGACCTTGCGCGCCTGATTCTCGCCCCTGCGCCCGAGCTTGATCTCTTCGAGCGCGTAAGCATTTTCAATAACCATGTTGTCACCTCTCTTATGGAAAACGGCGCAGCAAGAGCGACTTTTTCGTCCCTTGCTGCGCCGTGTCGCAACTCATTTTTCGTGTCTCGCGGTCGTATTCACTTACGCGTTGTGGGCCTTCGCGCTCTCAACGTAGTCGCTGCTCATCGTCTGAATGAGATTCGCGGTCGAGGCGTCCTGTCTCATCTGGTTCTGGATGGCCCACAGGAACTTTCTCTTGACCTGCACGGTCACGCCGCGCTGGATCAGGCAGCTTTCGCCGTTCACGCACACCAGCAGGTCATCCTTGTACTTGCCGCTGTCCTTGAACAGGCGGACGCTGACGTACTCCTCGCCTGCGGGGGCGGCGTTCACAGCCGCAACGGCGTTCTTCGCTTCGCTCATCGGTCTTTCCTCCGTTTCAATAGCGGGGGCGGCGTTCACAGCCGCCCCCTTGGTGGTTAGGTCAGCGGGGTCTCATCGAACGTGGAAGTCGTTTCCACGCGAATCATATACGCTTCAACCAGACGTTCGGCGACCTTGGTTGCCTTCCAGCCGACGGTTGCACGCTGGTTCAGCGGGTCAGCCGTACCGGCAGAGCCGAGCGGCTTGACGATGTGCTCAAGGCCACCACCGGTCAGCTCGGTCGTACCGTAAGCCTCCGCGCCCATGATGAGGGTGGAGTAGACGTTGCGGCCCTTCGCACCGGCTTCGCCCGGATAGATGGTGGTCGACGCCGTCGGGGTGGCAGCAGGCGCTTCTTTCAACGTGATCGTCGCGCTGCCAGCACCCGCGGCCGTGGCACTCTCGATCTCAAGAAGTGCACCACCGATGACGACCTCACGGCCAGCCAACTTTGCGGCGTCAGCAGTAGTGATGGCCTCGTTTACGGTCAAGACCTTGCTGGATGCGCTCTTGACGGTCAGGTCGCGTGCGCCCTCAGTCAGGTCATCCGCGTGGAACACCTTCGCTTCGGTCGTCTCGATAAAGCGGACGCCCGCGATCTTGCCGATCTCGTCGTCGTAGATGTTGCTGGTGTCCTTGTACTCGTGCGGGCGCTTCCAATCAGGGTCATCCTGAATGTCGTAGGAACAGTCAGGGTGAATGATGGCCCAGTAAGAACCCTCATAGCGCGGGGCGTTCATGGTTTTCAGGAAGCGAACCGCCTTGCGGACGGCGCGCACCGTGAAATAGTGGTTGCCCGCGGCCTCGCCGCCAACGAGCAGATGACGGCCCGTCACCTGACCTTCGCCGTACTGGACGTTGGAGCCGCCGTTGATGACCTCGCGGGTGATGGTGTCGAGCGTGCGGCCCGCCTGAGAGCCGAGCAGCACCGTCGCTTCCTGCAGGTTGTTGTCGATGGCGGTCAGGTCGAGGATATCGGAAATCTCGACGAAATCGCCGTACTGGTCGACCTGCGCGGTCAGCGTGGTCATGGACAGCTTACGTCCCTTGGGCGTCACGCCTTCGGTGATGGGCGTCAAGGCCTTGGGCAGCGGATCATACTTACGGAACTCGATTTCCTTGCCCTTGCCCTTGGGGATGTTGCGCTTCTGCGCGAAGCGGTCATGCACCAGCTCGGGTTCGGCGTTGTCGATCAGGGTGTCGCAGTAGTAGGTCTTCATCTCGCCCGAGAGACCGGCATCGGTCGTCACGTTCGTCTGGCCCTCAAACAGGCTCAGAATAACGGGCAGAATGAAAATGTCTTTGAACTTCTTCATAGAGTTTTGTCTCCCTTCTTACAGTCGGTAAATTAGGCGGGCATCAGAATACGATGCGCTCGCCGCGCCGAACGCGCCTTGCGATCTCTGCGCGGTCGGCCTTCGTGAATTTGCTCGGGTCACTCTTGACAATGACCCCCGGCTGGGAAGTGGTTCCATTCTCGTTCGGGCGCATTCCTTTCGCGCGGACATTGTCCATCACGCGCTTTTCCATCTCCGCCGCAGCTTTCGCCGCGCTACGAGCCTGAATGTCGCCTAAATGGGATACCTCGTAAGCGTCTTTTACAGGAACGCCAGCACGCAGCATCGCAATGAAACGCGGATTCTCCGCGACTTCGCGCTTGAGGTCGAAGTCAGGGTACTCGCCCGGTGCGTCCGCCGTGCCGACCAGCTCGCTCGCCTGACGGATCCAGTCGTTATAAGTCTCGTCGGCTTTCTGCTGGCGCTGCCTGTCTTCTTCCTGGCGTTTGAGCGCTTCGTTTTCCTGCTGCATCCGCGCATACTCGCGGTACTGTTCCACGCTCATGCCCATGCTCTCCGCTTCCGCATTGTAGAGCACGCTGTTGAGCGCCGCATCGCCCTCAAAAGCCGCACGCAGCTTACTCATATCGCCGTCCGACACGCCATAATGGCGCATCAGTGTGTCGATAATGGGCTGCGAATCTGCGATCTTCTGGTCTTTGGCCTTCTCTTCGCCGAATCTGCGGTTGATGATGCGCTGCGTCTCCGCGGTATAGACGTCCTTGTATTTGCCGTTTACGAGGTCAAGGAACTCCTTTTTCAGGTCTTCCCTGCCTTTTTCCGCAGCCCCGGCGTCGTGCTGCTGCATCTTCGCGCCCTCGCCCTTCGGCTCGCCAGAAGAGGTCCCCGTATCGTCAGGTGTCTCCTGCTTGCCGAACACGACGTTGGCGTATTCGCCCGTTTTGCCCTTCCGGGTGGGAGAAGAGCTTGCATTCGTGGTCTCGCCCTGTGCGCTCGCGCCTCCCTCAGCGCCGCCCGATGCACCGGCAGCGGCCCCCGCAGCGGCAGCGCCGCCATCAAAGAGACTCAGGATCACGCGAAGCGTAGTTTTGAGGTTCATGGTATCCCTCCTGCTTGTCAAATCGCGGATATTCGGCCCTCCGTGTAGGCCGTGCAGCGCTTCCCATCATCCGCAGGGGAGGGGAGAGCGGCGAAAAGATGAAGAAAAACGCCGCCCCTCCCTCGCGGGCGTATGAATAGGAGGAAGCCACTCGCACGCCTAAAGCGTAACATGCGGCTTCCTCCGTCTCACCACGGGCGAGAAAAATTTTTTAATTCTCTTTGACGTGCACGCAGATCGCGTCCGGCCTCGGGTCTTCCAGCTGCTTGAGCCCGATGCACGCGGCGATGAATGCCGCCTCGATGCGCTCGTCGCCGCCGCAGTGGATGAGGAAGCGCGGCGCACCATCGTCTATCTCGAAGCCATAGACCTCGCACTCTCCCTCAGCTTCCATGTTCTTCACATAGCCGCCGAAGGCATACATCACACCCGTGATGTAATTGCAGCATTTCTCGTCCGCCGAATGTCCTTCGCACAGGATCATGTAGCGACCAATTTCGTGCTCGATGTGAACCATCGTCATGCACTTACACCCCCGGCATTGCCGCGCTGCTTCCCGTGTCCATGTTCGGCTTAGACTGTTCGGCAAGCTTCTGCATGTACGGCGTCTGTGCGCTCTGTGCGTCAGCGTTCTTGCTCTCAATTCCACCGCTGCCGCTCTTACGTGTCGAGCCGCCACTCTGCGTGCCGCCCGCCGTTCCGATGCCCATGTCCTGTCCCGTAAGCTGCTGGATAACCGCGAGCGCCTTTTGCAGCTGATCGCTCTGCTGCTGCACGACGTTGTAGAGCGTCGCGCCCTCGTTGACCTGGCTCTTGATCTTGTCGATTCCTTCGAAGTCCATCATGTCGAGCGCAATCATGCTTTCCTGTGCCCTGTCTGGGGAGAAGAATCCCAGCGAATACAGCTCTTTTGCCCGCTCGTTCTGTTCCGCACGGGAGAAGGGATTCTTCTTCTGCGCCTTGATCTTGATGTCAAAGACCGGCCTGCGGAACAGGTCATTGCCGAGGCTATCCACACCAGTCACCTGATCGCCGAGCTCGTTCACGCCGATCTGCGCATACTCGTAGGGCATTTCATTCGTGATGCGGAAAGTACGCGCTGCGTCGTAGAACTGCCGCATGCGCTCGATGCACAGCTTCACGATCTTCGCCTGCGCGCGGTAGCACGCCGAAATCATATCGCGGCTCGCCTTGTTGCCCGCTTCCTGCAATGCGCTGATCGCCGCAGCAGCTGTCGCGCCGGAGGACGTGCCGCCGTTGGAAACGTCGCGGTTTGCGCTCGTTTCCTTCATCTCGTCGATCTTCATCTGCACGATATTCGCGTAGATGGAATCGAGCGGGCGCGTCGTTACTTCGCGGAGCCTGCTCTCGTCGATCTGGCCGGACACGTGGATGATCGGCTTGCGCCAGTCAAGGAACTCTTCTTCGTTGATGTTCAGGCTTTCACTCGCAAAGTACCGGCGCTTGCTGCCCATCATTGAAGTTTCGAGGATGTTGCCCCACAGTTTGTCGATGTAGAGCTGCGGATCCTTTGCAATGGCCGTATATCCAAATCCCGCAGGTGTGCCCTTTTCGGGGAACAGCACGTCGAACACGAACGGATATTCGCCATCTTCGTAGAAGCCACCATCCGCATATTCGGGGTCATTTTCGCTGGCGTAGATGATATGCTCCTCATCGATGAACTTTGCGTAGTGCAGCACCGTTCGCCCGTCTGCGGTCTTCTTACGGTAATACCAGTCGATCACGGCGACCTTGTTGCTCGTGTCCACCGTGTCGTCGTACTCGTATTTCGCCGTTTCAATGCTGCTGCCGCTGAGCTTATCCGCAAACTGCGGGTATTCGTCCTCGATGATGTCGCGGTCGACGAGCGCCACCGTAAACACGTTGCGGCTCTTCTGGATGTCCTCAATACCCGGCTCCCAGAAGATATTCAGCGGGTCAATGCCCTCGATAGCGATGTCGCCGAGCCCGTTGTCTTTCTCCTTGTCCCAAAACACCCCATAGATCGCCACACCGTGTTTGAGCTTTTCCCACCACTCGAAGCTGTATGTGCTGTCAAATTCGTTGTATTCCATGATGACCGGCAGCACGGACGAGAGCGTCTGCGCGCTTTCCTCGTCGCTCTGCTCGCGAGGCAGGCATACGGGCTCGGGGTAATTGTCCATCGCGTCGGCGTGCTTATTCATGATTGAGTTAAACAACCATGCACTCGCAGGCTCGGGCGATTCCCCAGCGTCTTTCGTCCCGCGTCGGATATCCTCCCAATGCCGCAGCTTCCACCAGCGCTCCTCGCTGATGATGCGATTCTCGAAGTTGCTCTTGCCCTGCTTGTACTTTTGCAGCGTTTCTACGGCGTCACCAATCTCCTTGCTGCCGATGGCTGCGCCGCCGCTCATCGCCGCGTCGCTGTCGCGGAATGCGCCTACAAGCGGCGCTTCTGCCTTTGCATCCAACATCGCAGCAGCGCCAGCCGCGTCGGCCTGCTGCTGCGTCTGCGGGAATTTTCTTGTCCCTGCCATGTCTTCCCCTCCTGTCAGTTGTGTTGGAACCACGCATATCTGTCGTAGCTCGGCGTGTTGATGTCCAGCGGGTCGTACAAGACCGGCTTCGGCGGCTTATTTACCCGCGCCGCAATGGGATTCTCCATGCACACATAGCGTGTCATGTCGTAGATATGATCCTCCTGCTCGGTGTTCACGTCCTCAACGTCCTTTTCGTCGTAAACGAGGTTTGGCACCGTGCGGATGAAATTCTTGCACGTATCGAAGATATACAGCATCGGCACGCCGTTCTCATCAAACGCGAATCGGTTGTGCAGCTGCATCTTGCCGTCGATGCGGGCGTTATCCCCCTTCTCGAAGTAGACGCGCTCGCGCTCAAAGAGCGAGCCGATGCTCTCCGTGCCCTGTGTGCCCCAAATGGCGGGGTCGCCCACGCGGAAGATGTGCCTCCCCTTGAGGTTCGGGTCTTCTGCCTCAATGCGCTTCATCTCGCGGGCCACCGCCGTCGGTTCCATCTTCACGCCCTCGTTCGGTGTGCCCGTGCAGCCGTAATATTCCCGGATGTGGTAGAGACGCCTGTCATGGTCGACCGCGAACCAGCCGATGGCGAACGGCCTTGAATAGCCCCAGTCCATTGCGCACCAGATTGGCCACTCCTTCGGCACCTGAAACGGCGCGATGACGTGCGTATGGATGCGGTCGCGGTAGTGTTCGCTGTCATTGCGCCACTCGGTAAACACCTGCCCGGAGAACGTGTCCCAGTCGCCGTAGAGCAGTGCGTTCTTCTCCGCCTCCGGCATCGACGCAAGGCGCGTCAAATAGCTGTCGTCGTTCTTGAGCAGTATCTTATTGTCGAATACCGTGCTCGGCACAAAGATGCGGCTCTTCTGCCGATGCTCTTCGTGCCCATCCGGAAAGCGCACGACTGCATCCTCGCGGATGGTCCTCATCGGCGGTGCTGCCGTGATGAAACGCTCCTTGACCCATCCGTGCCCCACCCCGCCGGGGTTCGCCGTGCTTCGGATGTATACCCGCGTCCCCGGCCCGTTCGGTCGGTTGCGGGAAAAGAGGTAGCTGTATTCTTCCCATGTAAAGTGGGTCAGCTCGTCGAATGCGATAAAGTCATACGCCTGACCCTGATACTTGATCTTGTCCTTTGCGTACTGCATCGAACCGAAGATGATTTTCGCCCCGCTTTGGAATGTCCACGTGTGGCTGCTGCCGTTGTAGCGCGCGCCCGGATAGATACGCGGGTAGTAGTTCAGCGTCTTGTCAATGAGCTCGGCAAGCTGCGGGAAGGTCTTTCGCAGGATAATCGCCTTGTAATACGGGATATCCACCTGCCGCAATGCCTCGATGACCAACGCGTCGGATTTTCCCCCGCCTAACCGGCCGCGCCGCCGTATAGAGCCTCATCCTCCCAGCGGCTCATAAAGAGCGCTTGCTTGGGCTGCGGCTTCCATACCACGCTACGCTTCGCCATTCGCATCACCTCCCGCGTCCTGCGGAACAGGCATCACCGCGGGAAGCTCTGCCACACCGCACACGCTCTCTCCGCTGTCGTCCTTCTTCTCGTCATTTACCCAGCGGAAATTGTATCTCAGGCTGAATTCAGCGCCACGCTGGCCGTTTCGGTCGAAGAGCCGTTCCTCTGCGTAAGCCTCGATGCGAGACTTCGCGCGCGTAACCGTGTCAACGAATCCTTTCTTTGCCTGATAGTTCAGCAGCGCCTGCCTGCTCGTAAATCCCAGCGCAAGCGCGAGCCCCGTCACCGTCGGTGGGCGCTGATGAATGATAAACGGCTGCCCGAATTTGTCGAGGATTGGCATACCATCGTCCCCTATGATCGGCTCGCCCTTGCAATCCTCGAAGTATTGGTCAATGACGGCCTGCATTTCTTCGACCGTCGCATATTTGGGATGACACCCTGCTTTTGCCATGCCGCCACCGCCTTTCTTTTTTATGCTGCAAGCCCCCCGTCCTCGGCCTTATCGCACAGCATTCTTATCCCCCGCTCGGGGAACCGAGCTTCCTATTTCCGACGGTAACACGCCATCTTTTATTTCTCACCACGGGCGTGGAAACTTTCTCTCCCTCTTCCTGTGCTCTCCCTTGTATAGTTACATACACACAACATAGATACATCCTGCATATAGCACCCTCTCCCGAAAGAAAAGAAATATAAAAGAAAAGAAAGGGGTTCTCCCTCACGGCAAAAAGAGAAGCAGGGCTTTCGCCCCGCCTCTTCTTATGCCATTTTGAGCTTTCTTTTGAGCCACGCCCATACGACCTTCTTGCCGTCCATCTTCACGCCGCAGTTGGGGCAGTACGGCTTGCGATAAGTTCGTTCTCTGCCGCTGTCGCAGATAGCAACAACCTCACCACAGTTTGTGCAATACCAATCGCCATCCGCATCTTGTTCCCACCGACCATGCACCACCGGGGCAACATCGGCGGCGGGAGCATCTTCAATTTCAAACTCATCTGAGAGCCACTTAAATACGTACTCAAGGCAATATGAACCGAACCCAACGTGATAATCTTGATCTACCGGGTCAAAATACAAGATGTTGAAATACGGCCTGTCAGGCGTCCCTGAAACAAAAATTTTTGCAAAGCTGGTCTTTATTTTGTTCTTGTGGGTGCAAACATCTGCACTCTGCATTTCTTTTTCAGCCATTGTCAGCCCTCCTGTTCGGCGAACACCCGCTAACCCACCTTGCACGGCAGCACCACCACGCGTCCATCCTTGTCGGCCTCGTCCAGCTCACGCAGACGGTCATCCAGCAGCCAGTTTTTCACATACTCCCAACTGCAATTATAATCAATTCCAACATCCATCAGGATATTAGACATTCGTTTAGACTCTTCCGGCGTCAGCCCCGTTTCCTCGTAGGCTGCAAGACGCTCCACACACGTCTGTCTGTACGCGCTTTTTGCCACACGGTCATTGCAATCATTGCCACTGTAACAACCTGCCGGATAATTGTAATCCGCTGCGCCGCTTGCGAGATATTTTGTCAATCTCTCCATCACTCCACCTCCTGCATCTTACTAATCACTTTTCGGATCACGTCGCCACCGTAAGCGTCTTTTGTCAGCTCCAAAAATTCCGTCAGCGTCATCATGCCGTGCTCGAGGTCGACGCCGTAGTCTCGGGCAAACTGCTTTCGCCCCATGTCACACGATCCGGTCAAGCGATGATGCCAGTCGTAAAAATACTGCGTCGGATACGTTTTTTCACGGTCTGTCTCTCGCAGGAACGCATCTATACGCTCGTCTTCCGGCATATCCTCGAAAAGCTTGTCTCGCAACGCCTCCATTGCTTCGCGCAGCGTTTCGCCATGCGCGAAAATGTTGTCCTGCTTGACGATGTAGCACGGCGTGAGCGTCAAATCGCCGTTCAAGATTGCCCCGTGCGCAGTCGTCTCTTTCGTGGCCACACTCAGGATGCCGTTGCAACCTTCAAATGCGGCAGGCTTCCAGCTAAATGGTTCTCCGATGTACATAGTCAGGCCTCCTTTTTCCGTTTCTTCCAGCCGTCACATGGCACGTCGGAATCAGGCGGCGTGAATACCGGGTAGCCTTTGCCCATGCCCCAGTTGTAGTCTTTGTCTCCATAACGGAAGCAATAGCCATAGATGACGGCCTCATCGCTGCGAACGAACGGCTCTCTCAGTGCAGCGTAGCTCCGACACGTCTCGCAGCTATGTACTGCTCCCTCGTGAGCCTCTGCCCAAAGCTTCGTTTGCTCTTCCGTGGTCACGTCAAGGATTTTTCCCATTATGCGTCCTCCCCAAATCTCAATTTTGTTACGGCAATGGGGAACTCTTCAATCTCGCTTGCCCAGCGTGCCGTGCCCTTGCCGTTGTGCCGCTCAAATACCAGTGGGAACCCGCCGATGCCGTCGAACAGGCTCCCCATCGTAACAGGACGCAAATATTGCGCACTGATACGCTTTGCCAGGAAGTCCCAAAATGGCAAGGCGATGGAATTCCCCAGCGCCTTATAGCGCGGACTGTCGCTCGGCTTGCGCAGTTTGCCCTTACTGTCGCGCCACTCGCCGATGTCCGTCCAGTGGTCTGGGAATCCTTGCAGCCGCTCGCATTCCATCGGCGTGAGGCGGCGCACAATCATTCCGGTTCGGACGGTGTTTTGCAAATTCAGACTTTGCCCTACGCTTTCTTTTGCTTGCAGCGTCCCGTTGATCTCGCCCCCCTCGGTGAAATTGCGGCAATCAACACTGCTGACCACTAAATCGGTGCTATCCTTGTAATCTCGCTGCTTGCAGCTGCTCGCAACATCGCCCTCGCGATAATCGCCGAAGCCCTGCATTTGATAGCAAACCGTCGGGACCTCGCCGAAGGTGTGCAGCGCAGAACACGGCTTGTCCGGTCCGACGGTGCTGCGGTTATTCGGCGATGTGATCTGCGCGCGATCAAATATCAAAACAGACGGACATTGATTCGTCCCGCTTGATACCGCGCCCAGCGTCGGCGCGCATTCCTCGGCGTAGCCGATGCCGTTCGCCTTTGCACCCTGCCCCGCCTTAAAGGCCGCGCAGATCATCGGCTGATTGTTCCCGCTCATGCCGGCCGCAGCGGTCAGCGTAGGTGCTCTGTCGTCGCTTCGCACCTCGGCCCCGCCTTGCTGTGTTCCCATGCAGAAAATCGCCGGGTTATTTACTCCGCCGCCAACGCCACCTTGTAGCGTCGGGGATGCTCCCTCTGTGCCAAAAATCCGTTTGCTTTGGCAGTCCCACTGCGTCAGACAGTTTTGGAAAATCGTCTGGTCGTTGCTGGTGCCGAGCGTTCCGCTCTTGTCCTCCTGAACTAAAGCGCCTTTTCCTCCTCCGTCACAGCCCCCCCTGATTCGGACTGCATAAGAAGCACCGCTTTTAGTGTTTCCGGCAAGTCTTTCCCGCGCCGTTCCGCTCTCCGCAAAATGCCTTGACACGCTTTTGCGCTCAAAGAGTATTTCTCCTGCGGTGTCTCCTCCAAAATCTGCGACAACCGAGATACGACGGCGACGTTGGGGGACTCCCCAGTGTTGCGCGTCATGCACTCGCCAAGCCACGCTCCATCGTCCTCCCACTTCATCGTGGTAGCCACCCCAGGTGTTCCAGCCTTTTTCAGGCACTTCAATATCGGGGGCTTCCGGCTCTGCGATGCGGATGATCTCTTCGAGGACTGCCGCGAAGTCTTGTCCTTTGTTGCTGCTGAATGCTCCGGGCACGTTTTCCCAGACCATATACCGAGGTCGGACCATGTCACCTGTCCGTCCGTTCGCTCTGTCATGTTCCCTCATCTCCTTCACGATGCGGACCTGCTCCATGAACAATCCGCTTCTCGCGCCGGCCAATCCTGCGCGTTTTCCTGCAATGCTCAAATCCTGGCACGGCGAGCCGCCCGTGATAACGTCCACGGCCTCGATCTCCGCACCGTTGATCTTCGTAATATCGCCGAGGTGTTTCATCTCCGCCCCTCGCATTCTGCAAACAGCTCCCGGAACGTCATCCCCGTCAAATCTTCCAGCGCCAGCAACAGCCGCACCGTTGTATCGCGGTCGCCGCGCACCCACGCCGACACCGTAAACTGCGACGTGCCGAGGGATTGCGCCAGTTCGGTTTGATTGTAGTCCGTCTTTTCCAGTGCTTCCTTGAGTGTCGGATAGACGCAGAACTCAAACGGCGTTTTCGGTCTCATAATCTTGCTCATGCCCGCACCTCCTGAAAAAACAAACTCCCTTGTGAGATGCATTCCTCAAAGCGCCTTTCCTGCGCTTCGTAGTAGCGCTCGTCAATTTCGTACCCCACAAAATCGAGCCCAAGCTCCAATGCAGCGATGCGGCTGCTTCCGCTGCCGAGGTGTGTATCGAGTATCTTGTCTCCGGGCTTGGCGTACTTCTGCAGCAACCACACGTAAAGCGCCACAGGCTTCTGCGTCGGATGAATGCGCTGCTCGTTCAGCGCCTTATTCCCTTGCTGGATAAACCCCTCTGCGATGCTTTTGCCCTGCATCATGCCATTCCACATATAGTGGAAAATCCGCACGCTGTCATGGCAGTTTGTGGCTGCGATCTCGCAATCGCTAAAAGAGCTGCCCTCGTTGCACTTGTCCCAAACAATGCGCCCCGGCGCAAAGTGATAGTCGAAATAGTTGCAGCCCCAAACAATATAGCGCTTTGCAACCCGTTCCAGCTCATCGAAATAATCACGTGTCGGAATATCCCACTTCGGCGATATAGGGTAGTCTCTGTGCACGCCGATTTTGCTGACCTTGCAGCCATAATATCCGCGCCGCTCCGGCCCGCTGAAATACGGCGGATCGACCACAGCGAGGTCAAAAGCCTTGTCCGGCAGCTTCTTCATTGCCTTCATACAATCGATATTTTCAGCAACGTTCATGCGCGCACCTCCCCAAACGCCTCCTCAAACGTCAGTCCCGTTACTTGCAGCAGCGCTTTAATCACGCGAATGCTGAATTCGTTCTTTCCCGTTGTCCATCTCCACAGGCAGAGTGGGGAGACCCCGATCTTTTCGCTCAACTCCGGCGGCGTGATACCGGAGTCCTGCAAAGCCGCCTTGAGCTGCGGATATACGACCGTCTTAAACGGCACGTGGTTCGTGTTCTCTGTCAACATCTTTTCGCTCCCTCATTTCGTCATTTCAGATTTTGCAGCCGCTTTTGCTTGAATCTGCGCGCCACACGAAAATCATCAATGGCGCGGTATTTTTCCTCTTTCGCCCTGCGGCTTGCGTCGCTTTTTTCTTTGTCTGCCGCATAATGCGGGCAATGGTCCTGGCAGCCGGGATAGCGCACGGGTGGCAGGCAGCTGTGGCAGTGCTCAAAGCTCATCTCACACCTCGCGGATCGTGATGCCGTACTTGTCCTGCATCAGTTTCTTTTTCAGCAGATAGTCTTTCGTTTTCACGCCCTTTGCGTCCTCGGCCTCGCGCAGCCAATGCACCGTGCCGTTGCAGTCCGGCTCGGTCGCTCGCTCGTAAACAAAATCCGCGCGGTAGACCATCGGCTTGATTCTCTCGCCCTCGATGGTCGTGTATCCCTCAACGAGCGTAAAATTCGCTTGCAACCGTAAATCGCGAATCTTGCCCATCGCGCGCAGCACTTTCAGCTCGCCGAACCGCGCCGCCTCGCGCTCGGAATCAAACTTGATGCCGTCGCGCACAACCTTGCGGTTGCCGTACTTGCTTTTCTTCGACTTCTGTTCGCCCACCAGTTTGTCAAGCACCTGCTTCTGCGCCTGCGGCCCCAGCCTCGCGAGGTCAGCTGATGTCAGCGCCATCGTCGGCCTCCCTGATTCGCACTGGCAGGACCATTTTGACGTCCTCGTGGTTGGTCTTGATCGTAATGGGCCCAAGTGGCCCACGGAATTCCAGAATAGCAGGCTGCTTGAAGGCACCGCCGACGCTGGCCTTTGCCGCCTGCAACGTCGAGAGAAGATACTCGGCATTCACGCCGATACGGAATGTCGGTTCATTGGGCAGGACTTTTTCCCAATCCAGAAACGCTCCAACCGGCTGAACAAAACCGAAGATGCAGCCGAGACATTCGATCTCAACCACGCTTTCCGTCTTGTCCCGTTCTTTCAGCTCCAAGCGCATGGAGTTGCCGCGTGGCAGGCGGATACTCGGCTTGATGTAGCAATCGAAATCCTCTTCGACCTCGCAGCAGGTCGCGTGCTCCACGAAAAGCCGGACGCCGTCTGTGGCGATAGCCGTAACTGCCTTGTTCTTCTTGCGAAATTCCAGCCGGATATTCTTGTACATCGGCCTACTGATGCTCGCTGATACCGCGCCCTTTACGGCGGCGATAATCGTGTTGAACGCGTTGGTGTCCATGATAGCCAGTCTCATTCCTCTGCCTCCTTTGCGCCATTGTGATCGCACGGATCATCCCGCAGGCCGACCGCAATATGCATCACGTTCTTCTCATCGACGCGCTGGTGAATCTCGTATTGCCCAAGCAGCGGGTTCACCTTCGGCCTTTCGAGGTGGAGCACCTTCATGCGTGGGATATCTTCTCCCGTGTCGGGGTCCTTCACTGCCTCGCCGTAGGAAAGCGCGATCTGGATAATCCAAGCATCGAACGCCATGCGCAGCTGGTTCAGTCCCTTCATATCCTCGCGCAGCTTCGCATTTGCTTTCATCAGCTCGCCGACTTTTTTCTGATATCTTCCGAGCTCGTGCTCAAGCCGTTTTACCTTGTCTCTGTTTCTTTCGCTCATCGGTTCTCCGTCCTTTCGTAGTGCAGCGTCAGCGCCCGAGCGATCGGGCAGCGCCGCCATTCTTCGTTGGCGCAGTAGCGCCGCGTATATTCGTCCAGCTCTTCTTTTGGTAGCTTGACTTGTGCGCCCTCGCAGTTGAGATAGTCGCGGTAGTCCCGCGAGTAAAACGGGCACTTGAAAATGCCCCCGCGATACCCGCTCACGGCGCACCGCCTGCCAACACCGATTTGACGTGCCTCATGCGCTGATTTGCCTTGTCGCGTCTCATGCTATCGCCCTTGAATACCAGTGGCGTGCACATCCCGAGGATGCGGTCATAGATGCGCTGATAGGCCATGTCTTTCGGCCTGCACAGCTCGTCAAGCGTCAGGTTTGTGGTGACGATCAGCGGCTTCTTGGCCTTGTATCGCTCGTCAATGACCGTGTAAACCGTCTCCATTGCGTACTCACTGCTGCGCTCTGCGCCGAGATCATCGATCACCATCAGCGGGTAATAGTGCACCTGCTCGACGATTTCTTTCTTGTCGTATCCCGCGTTGAGGATTCGCGGGAAGCTCGTAATCATCGCCGGGATCCCGCGGTCAATCAGCTCGTTGGCGATACACGCCGCCGCGAAGGTCTTCCCGTTGCCGGTGTTGCCCCACAGCAGAAGCCCATTGTTCTCGCGCCGCATATCGTCCCATGCGTCGGCATAGCGTTTGCATTTGACGATCTCGTCACTCATCGTCGCCTTGTCGAACCGGCACGCCGTCAGGCTCTTGTCGCGGATTCCGTCAGCACGCAGCGTTTCGATGCGTAGTCGCTTCTCACGGTCAGCGCGAGCTTTTTTCTCGGCCTCGTACTCTCGCGCCGCGCAAGCACACTGGCACCCGACAAGGCGGACATTCCCGCCGATGGGGATGCGGCACTGCTTCGGCGTGTTGCAATGGCCGCAGTACAGCAGCCCGTCTTTCTCGTAATCGACCAGATCACGAACAGGCTCGGCCTTTTTCGCGATGCTGTCGATCAATGCGTCAACGTTCATAGGCTTCCCTCCGTGTTGCCGTAGTCGTAGTGATACCCTCTGCCGCTCTCGGGTAGCTCATCGTCCCACCGGCCTTGATTCAGCCATGTAGCGGGGTGTGGAATAAACTGCCCGTTGTTCTGCGTCCATTGGTCGCTGCACTTCTGCCGCTCCACTGCGGTCACAAGTGTTTCGAGTGGGACTTTGACCCGCTCGAAAGCTCTCTTAGCAGACTGTTTCCCGATTTTTCGCGGGTAAACTGACCAAAAACGCTCGAATGCGTCCCTCGTAGAGGGGGATTTAGAGGGTATATCGTTTTCTGTCTTATGTTCTTCGTCTTCTGTCTTATGTCTTATGTTATTAGTAGGCTTACATTTGCTTGCATTTGCTTGCGTTTGCTTACATTTGCTTGCATTTGCTTTTGGTGCTCTGCCGCCAGCCGCTCCATTCTGAGCCAGCGCATCAGATTTTTGAGCGTCACGGTCAACGACCGACTTAAATACCGGAAATAAAAGGGATTCTCTCCCGAGGTTGTCTGGAATTTCACCCGACCTGGCATATTCTAAAATCGCAACAAACAGACGGCCTTTTTCGTCATCTTCCAGTGCTGCTGTTTGCTCGATCCAGTCGTAATATGCCTTTACATAGCACCTTGTAGATGCAGCTCCCATACCGCCACCGCCTTAAAACGGCAGCTCGCCGTCGTCCTCGCTGACCTCTGCAAAGCCGCCTGCGGCGCTCTCTGCGGCGTATTGCGGCGCGGTGGTATCATTCCCCTCCAAACGCCTGTTGTCCGCAAAATACACGCTGTCGGCCTGCACCTCGTAGCTCCTGCGCTTGTTGCCGTTCTTGTCCGTCCAGTCGCGCATCTGCAAGCGCCCCTCGACGCCGATCATGCGACCCTTATCGGCGTAGTTGCAGAGCACTTCTGCCGTGCCGCGCCATGCGACAACGTCGATCCAGTCCGTGCCGCCCTCTTTGCCGTTGCGATCAACGGCAAGAGGGAACGACACAACGGATACGCCGCTGTTCGTCTTTTTCAGCTCCAAGTCACGCCCGATGCGTCCCATCAGGCAGATTCGATTCATGCTCATTTCAATTCCTCCTCGCTTTGGTGTTGGTGCAGATAGAGCACATGGCTCTTGCCGATGGCGGCGTTTTGGGCGAGCCATGCGCGCGCCTGCTCGCGGGATAGATGGCTCTCCATCGCGCGGCTCTCATAGCTGAATTCTCCCGCCTCCAGCTTGCGCTTCATGCGCTCCTGTATCTCCTCTTCGCCGTAATTGGCTTCGATCAGATAAAGGTCGTAGTCCTGCGCCACAATGCCGTCCAGCGAGGCGCAGTCCGTCGCATAGAACACGCGCTCGCCGTTTGCAAATTCGATATGCCACGCACAATTCGGAACATCGTGAGGAATGGAATTGTAGGACACATAGACGGGGTAGAGAAGGGAACGGGAGTAGAACAGCACATGGCCTGCCATGCCCTCGTCGGTCACGCGGCGGTCCACGCCGATGCGTCCCATCGGTTCCATGAGCCACGGAGGGACGCACCAGCGCAGCGCAGGGCGCAGGAAGTGCAGGCGCTTGATGGTCTCGGGGTTGAAGTGGTCGCCGTGAACATGCGTCAGCAGGACGAGCCTCAATCCCTTGCAGTATGGTTCGAGTTCCCGAAAGGGAACGCCGCAGTCAATGAGTATTTCATCATTCAGCAGTACGGCGTTCCCCTTGGAGCCGGTCGAAATGACCTTGACCTTACAGATCATTCATGCTCACCTGCTTGGTGGTGCCGGTCTTTCCGTCGTCCGGCGTACCGAGGGCGTCAGCGGGAGCGGGCAGCTCGTCCTTGACCTCGCCTGTGGTCTCGTCCACTTCGACGGTCGGGAGATCAAAATACTGCTCGCGGCTCGCGCGTCCCTCTTTCAGTGAGGTATACACATTACGCAGGCGCACGATGCTCTGCGCCGTGAACGCTTCGGCCTTGCAGCCGATGTACTTTTCAAGGCACTCCATCGGTACGCCGAAGTCATCCTTGAACGCCTGTCCCATCTTGCGTACGCGGTCGATCATGGGTTCATCGCTCTTTCCCATCATCGTCTTGGTACACGCCGCAAGAGCGGCGTCTACCACGTCGCCGGGGATAATGCCAAGAATGCACGCGCGCATACGGCGCGCGCCCTGATTGGCGACCATTTCATAGATGTCGCGCGGGTCGGTGAGGGCAACGCTGCCTTTCTTGGTGTAGCGGATATGCGGCACGGTGAAGATCTTCGTCTGGCGGGTGTTGGTCTCCAAATCCCAGCAGTAGGCCATGACGGTACTCTCGCCGTTCTTCTGCTCCAGCTCGGTAATGCCGAAGTCGAGGTTGCCCCAGTTCTGCGCCATGACCTCGGCGAGACGGATCGAGGGGCCGGTCACGTTCTCGCCGCCGCGCGGGTATTCATAGATCGCGCGCTCGGCAAGGCTCTTGCGCTTGCAGGCGTTGAGAATGCGGTTGTTCGCTTCGATCTCGTCACGGGGAAAACGCTTGGCGACGACCATTGCCGCCTGTACCTCCTGCGCCTGACGGGAGATCATCATTTCGGCGTTCACGCTCTTGGCGCTCACAACTTCGGTGCTGTTGTAGGTCTGCATTTCGTTCATGGTAATATCCTCCTTAAAATAATCATTCGTACTGATAGCCATTGCTGACAAGGAATTGCTTCAAAAGGCGCAGGCGCTCGCGCGTATCGGTCACGCGGAACGACACCGTGAGGCGTTCGACCGCCGCCTGCTCCACGCGCTTCGGGACGACCTGCGGGGCCGCTGCGACGGTATCTCCAGCAGCGCGCGCTGCTGGAGATACCGTGTGGCGTTTCACGGCCTCGCGCTCCTCCTCGGCGCGGCGGTGACGCTCGTTGACAACGGAGATCGCAAGCGAGAGGTCGAGGTTATTTTTGTACTCCACCATGATCTCCGGCGCGTTCTCGCCCATCGTGCCGATGGTTTTCATGTCCTGCGCCACGCCGTCCACCTTTAGCTTGATCTGCTCCATGAGCTTCTTCGGCGTCTTGGCTCTGGCGCTCGCCATATCGACCTTAACGCCGGTCTGCCCGAACGAAAGGAAGTCGATCTCGTTGACCGCGCACAGCTCCCGAAAATAGCCCAGCAGCATTTCCTCGCAGCGGCTCTTGATCTCGCTTTCCGTCGCGTCAATCTTGGCTTTCAGGTCTGCGTCGGCGCGCTTGTACGGGTCGGCAATGCACTCACGGTAGACGGATTCGAAGCTGTCGTACTTCTCCATGATTGCGGCTTTAATGGCCTTGCGCTGGGTCTCGGCATCGGCAAACTCGCGGTTCATTTCGGCGCGAATGTTCTTCACGCTGGTTAAGGTCTCGTCGGTGCAGACAAGGCTCATTGCCTCTGCGACGCGCTGCTCCGTCTGCTCCTTCCGGCTCCTCAAATGCTCCTCGATCACGGGGAGTTGAGTCACTTTCATCAGGGTGTTATCCATCTTCGGTCTCCTCCAATTCTTCAAAATACATTTCCTCTGCGCCGCAGTCCGGGCAGAACTTTTCCGTCACAAGGGCATAGCCGCGCTCACCGTCAAGGTTCTCGCGCCTGTGCAAGACGTCGGGCTCGTCAAAGGTCAGCCCGCACCATTCGCAGCGGTACTTCACATCATCGCCGAGACCGCGATGAGCACCGCCGCCAGCAACAGGCAGATACCGGCAAAAAGCATCGCCTCATCGGCCTTGCGCTGCTCTCTCGTGCGCTTGTCGTGCTTTCTCATCGTCTGCACCCCCTGTCGATAAACGGCAGCAGGTCATACAGCACCTTGCACACCGCGCACGCGCCGATGACGGCGAGGCTCGTCGTGAAGTCGCAACCGTTGAGCGCAATCACCGTAGCGGCGATACCGCCGAAAAACAACGTGTCGATCATGCCTCCACCTCGCGTTCCGCGATCCACTCGTTCACGAGGCGAGTATAGATTTGGAAGATTCTGCGCTTGCCGCCGCAGATGCACACGCCGAATGGGTAAACGCGCTGCTCAAGTCCGGCTGCCAGAGATTCGTTCGAAATGCTCAGCCCGTGTTCTCTCAGATACGCCGCGCACTCGTTCAAGTCCATCGTCTGTATCGTCTTCATTTGCGTGCTCCTTCCTCTCCAAGAAACTTCTGAATGAAATACTGCTGGCCTTTGCCGGTGACTTTCGTGGTCTTGCTCACCGTCACCGTGCCGTCAGAATGTGTGATCGCCGTTTCCTTAACGGTGAAAAGCCCCAAGTCCATTGATTTTTGCGTTGGCATATTGAAGTCCGTGCCGTTTCGGCGAATCAGATAGCCGTTTTCGCGCATCCAGCGGAACAGCCGGTGCTGCCCGATGTCAACGCCGTTTTGTTTCAGCAGCTTCGCCAGCTCGCCGACGAGGATCGAAGTCTTGCTTGCGCTGACCGCATCGGCAAAAAGCACCTTTGGCACGTCGGCCTCGACCTTGTTTTCAAGCCGCTTGAGCTTGTCCCCTGCGATTTGCAGCGCGCGAGCCATGACTTTCTCCGGGCTGTTCCAGTCCTTTTCAATTTGAAGAAAATACTGGCGGGCCTGCTTGCCCTTTTCATTGCGCTGGATCATGCAAAGCTCTTTCGCCATGTCGATGGTGAGCACTGCGTCTTGCCGAGGCTTTCCAGATAGTCCGTCTGCCCTATTACTCAAAAATGAGTAATAGTCTTCGCCCTCGGTAAAACCGTATTCGCACATACGAGGGAACCAGTCGTTAAACCTTGCCCCGACCTCCAAGAAGTCGTGCAGGTCTCTCGCAGAGACCGCAGGGCGGTCATTGTTGTAAGTGATCTTGATTAGCTCGTTCATGTGTCCTCCTTACCCGTAAGCGCTTCTTCCTTTACCTTGAAGTGCTTGGCAAGCCGTTTGATGTGGCGCGGGTGCGGGTAGCAAGCGCCCTCTTTCCAGCTTTTGATCGACGTCTGCGAGACATCGATCTCTTTCGCAAGACGATAATTCGTCTCGCCGTGCTCAGCCTGTAGCCGAGCAAGGTTTTCAGGGAACCCCATCTTTTTTCGCCTCCAAATTTGATTAAAATGTTGACAAATTGGAGCATTGGTGCTACTCTAAGTTTTGCTACAAACATTGATTCGCGCCAGCTCGATTTGTCGGGGTGGATTGGCTTTTCATTACCTGTCCACGGTCTTAATTATACTTAATGATTGAGCATATGTCAATAAATGATTACGTATCATTGTACACAATAATAGAGGTCAATATTTATGGCATTTACCGAAAATCTAAACTATTGCATGACTCAAAGGGACTATTCTGCCTATCGCTTATCTAAGATAATTGGGTCAACAAACCAAGCTGTGTTAAATTGGCAATCTGGAAAAGCTATCCCTCATGCAAAAACGCGCCAGAAGATCGCCGACCATTTCGGTATCACGCTTGCCGAGCTGGATGGTGACGAGCTTCCCACTCTGCCGGAAAAAGGCACAGAAAAAGCGCCTGCTTTCAATGATGAAAGCAAGCGCCCGTATGTAGATATGGATACCGCGCGCATCTGGTCGCCGCACCCTGTCGCGATTCTGGCCGCGCAGTATAAGGTCCCGACGGCCACGTTACAGCAGATCATTGGCTGTGACTTTAACATGGCGGGGAATATCGCACTGGGGCTGGAAGCGCCCACCGACGAGCAGCTGCGCCGCGTCGCCGCTGCTTTCTGCGTGCCCTATGGCGACCTCATGCGCGGCTGGGTTCCCCTGTACGCCAATCGAGACCTTTCTTTTGACAATATTCACCGTAGGTCAGAACGCTCCCCTTCACCGGAAGATCGGTGATTTTCGGCATGACGGCCTCGCGCAGCGCATCAAAGGCCGCGTCGTGCTCGCTTTCCGGCAGCGCGGCGATCCGCTCCACCTCTTTTCGCAAAAACTCCTTTTTCTGCGCATCTGACATCGTTAAGTACTCTTGGCGCTGTTTGTCGTTCATCTTTTTATCCTCCGTATGTAAATAGTTTCACTTATCATATACCGCGCCGCGGTGCATTTCACCACGGCGGAATGGTATTAGGAGGTCTTGCGCGTGGGATTGTATACTGACCCGAATTATTTTGAAAAGCAAGCTTATTTTCAAAGAAGAAGAATGCGCCGTTTTATTCGCTCCATATTTTCTCTTTTCAGATTAAAGTAGGTGTTGCTGAATGAATTTATTTTTGTCATCGGTTCTGTCCGTTGCTTCCGTTGCGGCGTTTTGGGCAATATACATATACAGGGGGAAAGCAAAAACTTTAGAGATAGCAAGAGAAATTCAGTCAAGAGTAAATGACTTGCGAATGGTAGATGTTGGAAGTGTTTTGTATCAAGCGAATATGGCAATATCCCCTCAGTTTTCGTTCAGTGCAGATGCGGAGCAAAATATAAAAACTATTTTAGATTGTTTCAAAAGGTCTTGCCGCGAACATTTTTTGCAAACTGACTTTGATAATTTTCGTAGATCATTTGCAGAAATAAGATACGATGATTTTTTTATTGCTTCTTTCTACGAATACTTAGACCCTGTTTACTCATCAAATCCACCAAGCTATTTCCCAAAAAGATATATATGTTCTGACTTTGGAGAGTCTTATTCAGAAATCCAATTATACGATGAGGTCGGGCCGGACGGAATGATCCCCAATACGATGTGCCTTGATCTATATAAGCTATACCTTGCCGTTTATAGAATTGCAGCAAACAACAACTTAATTCAGGGGTATCGTGACTCTAAAATCGTAGAATATATAAAAATGTTGGAAGCAGAATCGGCGGGGAATAACCACTTTAAGTAAAGCCCTCGCCGCCTCTGCAACACCGGCGAGGGCTTTTCAGCAGCAGCGGGGAGCGGTCGCCGCTGCTTGTTTTGACCATATCGCGCTTTACCTTACCACTTCAATACCAAGACTTTGCAACACGACGGCATTCGACCACATTCGACAGGCCCACTTTTGACACCCCAAACAGGCGGAAACCGGAAAAGTTAAGGTGATGTAAATGAACATTCAAGAGCTGTGTAAAATCCGTAAAGAAGAACTGAAACTGACCTACCACGATATTTCCGACGCTTCCGGCGTGCCGCTGTCCACCGTCCAGAACTTCTTTTCCAAAATGTCGAAAGCCCCGTCCATTTACACCGTCGCGCCGATCTGCAAGGTGCTCGGTATATCCCTTGACGAAATATTCGGAATTTCCGAACACTTGACGCCGACCGAGGAAACCTTGCAAGCACGCAACGATGAGCTTGAACGCCACGTGGATGCAAAAGCGGACACGATCGAGATCATGCGGCGCGGCGTCCGTATCCGTAACGGCGTGGTTGCTATAATGTTCCTCATCATCGTTTTTCTCGCTGTGTGGTGTGTGTACATTGATTTTCATTGTATAGATTATGGATTTTGGAGGGGCTGACATGGCGAATTGCATCAAATGTAAAGCAGCGCTGCCGGAAGGCGCGCTGTTTTGTCCTATGTGCGGCAAAAAGCAAGTGCCGGAAAAGCGCAAGGCGCTCAAGCGCGCCAACGGAACCGGCACGGTATATAAGCTGCAAGGACGAAGAACGCGCCCGTGGGTCGCCGCAAAGAATCGGGTCATCATCGGATACTACCCGAAGAAGTCTGACGCGCTGGAAGCGCTGGAACGGCTCTCCGGCAAACCGCTGGACGAGCGATACAATATGACCTTTGCCGAGGTGTTCGATGCGTGGAAAGCGGAGCACTACCGCGAGATCGGCTCAAGCGGGGTAGAATCTTATGACCGCGCATTTGATGTCTTTGCACCGCTGCATAACAAAAAATTTCGTGATCTGCGCGCAGCAGATTTCCAAGCGGTCATTGACCAGCATATGAGCAAGTCCCACTCCACCGTTTCGAAATACAAGCAGCTCGCGACGCAAATGTCAAACTGGGCCATGCGGGAAGAGATTTGCGTGACAAATTTTGCGCATTACATCAAACTTCCCGAAAACGTGAAAAAGGAAAAGGAGATTTTCACTGATGGAGATATTGAAAAGCTGGAATCCAACGGCAGCGACGCAGCGAAGATCGTGCTCATGCTTCTATCGACCGGCATGCGCATCGGTGAGCTATTTTCCCTGCCCGTCGCATCTTATCACGAGACCTACGTGATTGGCGGTGAGAAAACGGAAGCTGGGCGGAACCGTGTAATTCCGATTCGGGGCGAGGGAAAGCCTTACTTTGCGTATTTCGCATCCAAAGCGACTGGGCCACTGTTGCTCTCCGGCTATGAGGGCCAGCATTCCCCCGAAAATTACCGAAAGCGCGATTATTACCCCTTGCTGTCCCGCCTCGGGATAGAAAAAAAGACCCCTCATGCCACGCGCCACACTTACGCCACGCGCGCGGTAAAGGAAGGTCTTCCACCAGAAATCCTTCAAAAAGTTCTCGGCCATGCAGATTATTCTACTACTGCAAACATTTACACCCATATTGACCCCGATACGATCGTAGCGGCTGTTACAGGCACGTTACTAACAAAACCGGAATCGGGCAAAAAGAAAAAGCCTTGAAACCGTTGAGTTTCAAGGCTTTTTTGGTGGAGACTGCTGGACTCGAACCAGTGACCTCCTGCGTGTGAA